GGAGTGAAGTCAAGTTGGAAAGCAATCGGCCCACCAAGCACATCTGTCTGGTCACAGAACGCAATCGTATTGAGCTGAAGTGTCTCTGGTCGTGGCTCATTTGTTTTCTGTACCAAGGATCCTCCGAAATCAAGGTCACTTTCAGTTATTTCATCAAAGAGAGTGTCAAGATTGTGTTCTTTGACGAAGACATCATCGTGGTATTTCTTGACAAAGAATGAGAGAACACGCCCCATTCTATTCTCAATGTAGAACACTACGTCTTTTACTTCCAAGTCCTCTGTCCAATAGGCAAGGTTGAGGATTGGTTGCATGATGTTCTTGAAAGGGCGCATCCAATCATTTTCTCCTGTAAAGAATACGCCGTGCTTCAAATGGAATATCATTTGAATAAAGCGGCGCATGTTCCAACTCCAATTATCACCCACACGAATCTCCTCGGTTTCGTATTTTATCTTCTCCGATTGGATGTAATTGTATATGGATGGGTCGAACATAGTTTATATAAGTCCTCTGAAGATAGCCCGTAGACCTTCTTCGTCTTTGCCTTCAAGAATTAATCTTCCGTTTGTTGGAGAGATTGCTCGTTCGAGTGTCTTCTCGCCGTTTGTGAGAGTCACATGCACAAGACAACTCAATCCCTTTGGATATTCAAAGCCCTGCTCATCTTTGAGGTCAAGGAGTGCTTGTTTTACACTTCCTGCCTTTGATGTGTAGACTTTCTCTACCCAATTACCTTTCTCGTTCTTCGCCTCAAACATCGCCTTGAGAGAAATCGTTGGGGCTTTCTCCTTTGGAGTTGTTACAACAACCTCTGCTTTTTTTACTTTAACCATATGTATTTATAAATCAAATAATAATGACATTTGTTTAAGGGCTATTTGACGCATCATTGGCGATCCGCTAAATAGCGCAAATGTTTTCGAGTATGCAAGTATTTTTTCCTGTGTCCGTTCTCCATTCGTTACTGCTAAGACTGATTTACCTTTTGCTCTTGGGGCTTGTAGATTAGTGATTGCTTCAAGAGATGATGCTCCGGTAGCAGTAATTTTCTTCCCCATAATTTTTAGAGTTGCGGTGTATTTCATGCTCTTGGAAATCCGTGAAACTTTGGTGCGGCATCGTATGCTTCGAGGGCTGACATTGTTTTCTTCTTTGGTCGTTTGCCCAACTTTGCGTCTATGATTGCGGCTACTTCTTTCTTTATCTTTTCACATGCGGGGCAGAGATAGGGGTCTTCATCCTCACTCATGTACTGCTTTCCACATGACGGCTTGATGCATAATTGCATTGGCATATATATATTATATCACATAACTTATAATTTCTTGTCAAGGAATGGAAAGGCGAACTTCCATGTGGGGATTTGTTTGTAGTCCTCTGTAATTTCCTTGTCCTTTTCAATGTCTTTGAGGGTGATGTCGTGAACAGCGTCATAATTCGGGTCTTCGCTATGATTCAAGAACGCCTGTATTCTTGTTTCGGGGTAAAAGAAAACAGAACCATTGTAGATATTCGGCCAGCGTTCAAGGAGAATCTTCTGTATCCTCGGCTTTAGGTGCGTGAAGTATTCAATGGGGACAAGATAGGGTTTTGGTGCGTTATCTGTGTACAATTTCGACCCCTTCTTAATATCCTGAAGTGCAAACACCCCAACTCCATGTATCTTTGAGCAGCCGATGTAGGTTTTGACAACCTCATTAAGCTCTTGTATGACTCTTTTTTGTTCTTCGCTCATCGTATTGGTACACGCTTAGGATTAATCATTATCCGCATCACCTTCGACCATTCAAGGTATTGTGCCGGAGACTGGAAACCGAGCTTCTTCATTACTCCGCTTCGTTCTGCAAATCTCTTTTGACATACGAAACACTCAGCCCATTCCATAATCTCCCCGTGAGAGTGGGTTCCGGCAAGTGCGTTGATGGTGGTTTTCTGTATCTTCTTGTAGTTCTTTGGGTCTTTCAAGTATTGAGGCAAACCTCGTAAAAGAGGATTCGGTGTGTATTTCGGAAAGACTTTTGGTTGATTGTTGTCGATCATAATCCAAGATTCCTTCTAGCGGGTCGCTGTTTCTGTGATACGTGAGGACATGTTTTCCAACCCTCCACACAACATCGGGGGATAATCCAGTTAAAGTTATCTGTTTCATTCTCTGTCATATCTACACAGCGATATTACTTTTAGCTTTTGGAGTTGTATTGTTTGGTCTGATGTATTCATTGAGGGGACTTATTGACGAAACTGCGTATGATACTGCATCCATGCAGTCGCTCATAAAGTGGTTTGGTTCTCCTTTTGGATTGCCGTCTTTGTCTTCTGCCCAGTGATAGTTTTCATATGAGTTCCATACATTTGTGCTTCTGCGTGTCACAAACATCTTCTTTGCCGAGGTGGCTTTAATACGATACTCAACACTTCCTGCACCACTGACTGACCGTTCTGCGTTTATTCTAAAACTTTTAAGGGTATCAATGCTCTTGGGTTCATCTGCACCACAGACCGCGGTTACTTGTTGCCATCCATTTACTTTCTTAATAGCCGAGGCAAGAGCTTCATCTGTGATATTCGTGCCATAAATGACTTCGTCCACGATATATCCACCGTTGTAGTAGTACAAAGCGATAACTGAAAGACTATCAGGATACCACCCCCAGTCTACACCAATTTTTACTAGCCGAGCATCTTGTGGAATCCCGTCAATGAGTTGCCAACCTGTATAGATTTTACCACGCACTTCTTCAGGTGACAACCCTTCAATGATTTGCCAATACCAAGCGGGATTAACATTCTTGTATGCCTGATAGTGTTCAATCGTTTTCCTGTCAAGGTTCACTTCATTCTCTCTCCATGTGCCGGGGATAAACAGCACATCTTTCATGTTTTCTTTAAGTTTTGGGATAAAGAACCCTGAAACCTCTGAAGGAACAAGGTCAAACCACTTGTTTAGTATCCAATGACCCTTTGCTGGTGTATTTAGAGTCAAAATGATGCGTATACGCCCTTTTACGGTACGGAGAGTATCATCAAGTGTTCTAAACTCTTCCTCGCCAATCTCCTCTGCTTCCTCTGCCCATATAAAGTTATAGCCTGCGAGAGACTTGAGACGTGCGGTTAATGAACCTGAAGAAGCCCTAAATCCATGCGCCCTGATACTATTCTGTCCCCTTTCAATGAACATATCGTTATCGACAATCCTGAATTGATTAGCGATGTTTTGTTCAGTAAGGCGATCATTGATTTCTCCCCAGCAGGAAGCTCGTATATCTTCCCTTGTAGCCCTCATAATAGCTCCACGTGTATATTCTTTTGAAAAGAGCTGACTTATTGCGTATCTGCTTGCAGTGCCGGAACGTCCATTTCCTCTGCCACCCATGAGGATAGTATATCGCCAGTCGTTTCTCTCCCACAAGGGTATGTGTGACTCATGGACTTCAAACTGTACTTTCATGCCTTACCGCTATCTCAACGCCCCTTATTTCAATAGCACCGCCATCTTCTCCTGTGTGTTCGTTGAGACGAGGAAGGAGAGAACCTGCTAAGCGAAGAATGACTGCTTTCTTAAACTCATCAGTTTCTTTCTGTTCAAGGACTTTCTTTATTTCAAGTAAGCCAAGAGTACGAACTTTTGCTGCAAGTTCTCTGTCTTGAAATGATTTACCTCCTTGTCCTGTTCCTGTTTTTACTGCCATAGTATAAATAAACTTGACTTATCTCTTTTTGCGTGACTTGCTTCTTTTCTTTCTGTAACCGTATTTGGTTTTATATGTGATTGTGTTGTTAGGCATGATTTCATTATACATTATCTACATGAAAGAATCTATCGCAGTTGTCACAATGAAAGGTGTGCTTCTCGCCGAGACATGACCGCTTTAATACTCATATGGGGGATGATCGTGCAGGTGTTTGAACCAATGTGTCCGTAAAAAATCAGGGACTATTGTGTGATTTCTCGCCGAGGTCGCCCAGAACACTCTTTGTAAAATCTGCCATTTAGCATATCTGACTATTCTTTTTGTCATTAGCCATGTCCATTTCATATCTACATCTTACTATTAGGGTTCATCTTACTCTCGTCATACAAACTCTCTTGCTTTTCTTCTGGTAAAGGAGTAAGCCGGACTTTTTCTGTATCAGTCGTGAACCAGAAGTAAAGACCAAGTAATACTATTCCTATGATGATGAAGAGAGTGAAGAGGGGTTTATTCATAGTGTGACTTGTCTCTCATTGTTTTATCTCTACAAAAAGTACATCTGTCATCATGTTGTAAGTAGCCGTGTTTGTCTATGAGATGCCCGTTTTTATCTTCCTTCATAATTGATATATCTCTCAAGACATTCGGGGTGGATGTGTTCGGGAAAAAGTTTCTCATCAATTTTGTTGTTACAAAGTTGGCACATATTACTATCCATTTTAC